GACATGAGAATTTTGGAAATACTCCAATGGATAATTATGGAAAAGATTATCGTGAAATCGTAATTCAGTCAGGACCTATTCCAAATGACAAAAGCCCTTATGTTCAAGGCTCTCACTTCGACGAACCAAATGTTATAGGATTTACTCGTGTTGCTGATTATAAAAATGCAGATGGTCAAACTGTAGCCGTGATCCAAGAACTTCAAACAGATCTTTTAACCACAGTGAACAATGAACAAATGAGACTTGATGCAATGATTAAAAGAGCTAAGAAAAAAACCGAACAAGAAAATGCAATTCTTAATAACCCTCTGTCAGATTCTTATGATAAAGAGATGGCTCAAAGAAGACTTGAAGGACTTAAACAGGATATGGGAGGAAAGACTATAGAAGAATTAGAGAATACAAGTGTGCTCAAGCCCTTTCCTACCAATGTTGGTCGAGAAAGAATTCCTGAGCTTCAAACAACACTAGGAAAGCTTCAAGATCAAATCAATGATATTACTTTAAGACAAAATCAAAACCCAATGCAGAATGTTGGTTTAGAAGAAAACATTTTCAAAATACAAGACTTACAAAAAAAAGTTTTTGAAGATTTAGCTTCAATGAATCGTGAAACAACGTATCAGCAACAATTACAAGGAGTTCGTGTTCCTAACGTAGGAGATAGTAATATTACAAGACAACTAGCTGATTACGTAGAATCAGGTGGTATTGATGGTAGAGATCTTAAAACATTTCCTCCTGTTCCTTTTTCTAGACCAGGAGACTATGTAGATCTTCTTCTAAAAGCCTCAATCAAAGATGCTCAAAACAGAGGTATAAAGAAAATTGCTATTATGCCAGCTGATGTAGGAGCTAATAAAAGATGGAGTAAAACAGGAGATGCTGCAAAAAGATTTACAGATCTTTATGACAAAAAGGCAATTCAAGAATTAAAAAATATCAAAAAGAAATATCCAGGAGCAGAGCTTAGAATAGAAAATATAATAGATCCAAGTAAAGGAGCTTCTAATTTTTTTGGTAAAAGAATTAAAGCTGATGGAACCTTTGAAGAGTTAACTAGCGATATGGTAGATGAAGTACCAGCGATTAGTTTTTCAAAAGGTATTGACAGTAGAGAAGTACAGGAAGATATTGCAGACCTGTTTGGATCCTATGGTGATGTACCAGCTTTTGTTACATTTAAACAAGATGATGGGTCAGAAATTATACAAAAAATTGTTCAAGCAGATGATAGTTCTTTTAAATTAAGTGATGATTATACTACAGAAGACCTCAGAACTGCACAGTTTATGTTTGACGAGTTTAATCCTGGAAGCACTCCTATGTACGTTATAGATATATCCACAAGTTCAGCCAATACTGGACCTATGTATTTATACAGGAAAAAAGAAGGTGGAACTATTGACAAAGATAGGTTAGTTTCTATAACAGATATATACGGATCATATGGTAGATAAATATAATAGCACAGCAGATACTCCTTATTTAGCTAGGGACGCAAAAACCGTTGGAGCGGGTGGACCTGATGTTATTGAAGTTCAAGATGTTGGAGAAGAAATACAATTAGGCGATCAAGTCGACGAAGTAAATGTAGAAATCATAGAAGATGGTTCTGCTATCGTCGGTGAGCAAGAAGAAATGGTTGCCGAAAGTTTTACTTCTAACTTAGCAGAATTATTAGATGATGATCTTCAAGGAGAAATATCTAGCGATCTTTTAGAACAATTTGAAAATGATAAAAGCACTCGTTCCGATTGGGAACTTGCTTATAGAAATGGTTTAGATCTTTTAGGTTTTAAATACACAGAACGCACACGACCTTTCAGAGGAGCTTCCTCTGTAACACATCCAATGTTAGCTCAAGCAGTTACACAATTTCAAGCGATGGCTTATGTAGAATTACTACCAAGCGATGGTCCTGTAAGAACACAAGTTGTTGGAGCTACTTCAACAGAAATGCAACAAGCAGCAGAACGTGTGAAAGAATATATGAACTACGAAATTGTTCATGTGATGGAAGATTATAATCCTGAGATGGATCAGCTTTTATTTCATTTACCTTTAGCTGGTAGTGCCTTTAAAAAAGTTTATTACGATACAACTATGGGAAGGGCAACTGCAAAGTTTGTTCAAGCTGACGATGTTGTTATAAATTATGGAGCATCAGATATCGATAGTTGCGGAAGACTAACACAAATCGTTTCTATGTCTTTCAATGATGTTCGCAAACAACAAGTTTCAGGTTTTTATAAAGATATAGAAATCTCCCCTACTTCAACTCCTAGTAATCATGACAATGGTCTTCAGGAGAAAATGGATGAGCTAGAAGGAGTGTCAACTGGAAACTATGCTATGAATGATATGGTAGAGCTTCTAGAGATGCACGTTGATTTAGATATAGAAGGCTACGAAGATATTAATCCTAAAACAGGAGAACCTTCAGGAATTAAGTTACCTTACATTGTAACTATAGATAAAGGATCAAGTAAGATTTTAAGTATCTACAGAAATTATAATGAAGGAGATCCGTTAAAAAGAAAAAATCATTATTTTGTTCATTACAAATTTATGCCTGGTCTAGGTTTTTATGGCTTTGGTTTAATACACATGATTGGTGGTTTATCAAGAACTGCTACAACTGCTTTAAGACAATTACTAGACGCTGGAACATTGTCTAACTTACCCGCTGGTTTCAAAGCTAGAGGTATAAGAATACGTGATGATGCACAGCCATTACAGCCTGGAGAATTCAGAGACATAGACGCACCTAACGGAAATATTCGTGAAGGATTGATGCCCCTCCCATATAAGGGACCTGATCAAGTTCTATATCAACTTCTAGGTTTCTGTGTTCAAGCGGGGCAACAATTTGCAGCAGTTGCAGATATGCAATTATCAGAAATAGGAGCTTCACAAACTCCTGTAGGAACAACAATGGCTTTAATGGAACGTGGCACAAAAGTCATGTCAGCGATTCATAAAAGATTACACTATGCTCAGAAAAAAGAATTTAGATTACTAGCTAAGATATTTAAAAATGTTTTACCACCTGTCTATCCTTTCAATGTAAGTGGTGGTCCAAGAGAAATAAAACTTATGGACTTTCAAGATAACATTGACATCTTACCTGTTTCCGATCCAAACATTTTCTCTATGTCACAAAGAGTAACCCTTGCTCAAAGTGAATTACAATTAGCTCAAAGCAATCCGCAAATGCACAATCTATATGAAGCTTATAGAAGAATGTACTTAGCTCTAGGTGTAAAAGATATTGAACAAATTTTACCAATTCCACCAAAACCACAACCAATGAATCCAGCTCAAGAACACAGTATTGTTTTACTTGGTAAACCTCTTCAAGTTTTTCCTGATCAAAATCATGAGCTACATATAAAAGCTCACAGACTTTTTATTTCTTCTCCTGTAGCAAGACAAAATCCAATGGTTATAACAATGTTAATATCTCATATCAATGATCACGTTTCTTATCTTGCACAAAGAACTGTCGATGAAGCAATGTTAGCTGAAGCACAAAAATTAAAAGAAGAATATGGTGAACAGATACCACCTGAAGTAATTAAACAACTAGAAGCACAAAGAGCAGTGGCTATTGACAACGAAATTGTAAAAATTACAGAACAAATGGTTGCTGAAGAAGCTGAAGCTATGGCAGATGTAAATATGGATCCTCTCGTGATGTTAAAACAACAAGAACTAGCACTTAAAGCACAAAGCTTAGAACAAAATGCAGCGGAGTCAGGTGAACAAATGGCTCTAAGAGAAAATCAGTTTGATCAAAAAGTAAAAATGGATGAACTAAAGCTTAATGCGCAGTATGATATTGCTAATTTAAGAGCTGGAGTAGCTCAAGATAGGAATGATTTAACTCAACAGAAGATAATTATAGATGCTCAAAAAAAAAATAACGAGAATGTAGGTTAAAATGCTTGATAAATTATTAGGTGGAGGATTAGTTAAAACTGTAGGCTCTATAATAGATTCTGTTCACACAAGTGAAGAAGAAAAAAACAATGCTAAGATTAAACT